ATTAGATTAAGAAATTAAACAATATAAAAAATAGTGCTTGACATATTAAACAACAACGCTTAACATATTAAACATAGCAAGGCAGCAGACGCCGGAAAGGAGAAAAATAAACTATGGAATACGTCGGAAAGAGAATAAGAGAAGATCGCAGGATTACACAAGAAGAACTATCGAAAAAAAGCGGCGTTTCCCGTTCGATCATAAACGGGCTTGAAACCGGAAGAACGGACACGACCACAACAAAGACCCTATTTAAGATTGCAAAAGCACTTGACGTCGGTATCAACGAACTTTTTTCGGGCGTCAATGCTTAATATATTAAGCGCGTAGAAAGGAAATAAACCACAATGAACAAAGAAGTTATGTTTAGCAGCAAATCGGATCAATGGGCGACGCCGCAAGACTTCTTCGACAAATTGAACGAAGAATTTTGTTTTACTCTTGATCCTTGCGCAGACGCAGGAAACCACAAGACCGAAAATTTCTTCACCATGGAAGAAGACGGCTTGACGAAAGATTGGGGGGGGCAGCGCGTATTTTGTAACCCGCCTTATAGCAAAATTGGGGATTGGGTTAAAAAGTGTTACGAAGAAGCGATCAAGCCCGAAACACTTGTTGTTATGTTGATCCCCGCGAGAACCGACACAAGATATTTTCACGATTACATAATACACCGATCCGAAATTCGCTTCGTCAAAGGGCGATTGAAATTTGGAGATAGTAAAAACGCCGCGCCGTTCCCGTCAATGGTTGTTATCTTTCGGGCGGCGGGTATGTAAAGAAAGGAGATTTTACAATATGGGACTTATGGACGCATTTAACCCCGAAGCAACAACAACTATTAAGGTCGGGGAATTATACCGCTTATTAGAAGCAGCAGCAACAAACAAGGTTAAAGCCGACTTCTTATTGAACGGCGTAAAAAGCGAAGTGCCTTATAGATATATTCGCGAAGTCGTTACCGGAGAAAAGGAAGACAACACGAAAGACCCGATCGTTATTTCCGTAGATCACGACGCAATTACCGGAATACTTGAAAACATAATTGCAGCAGGGCAGCAGGACGAAGACGAGAACTTCACAAAAGAAGAATTAGAAGAAATGGACTACGACGATCTTTGCGACCTTGCCGACGAAATGGGCGTTTACGTTCCAAGGAACAAAACAAACGAAGAACTTATCGACGAGATCTTGAAGATCCAAGCAGAAGAAGCGGCAGCAGGCGAAGAAGATTTCGACCCGCTACCATTTCCCAAAGTTTGTAAAACAAAGGAAGAAAACGACCGCTACCACGAATTAGCAGGGGAAACAAAAACAGATCTTGAACATATCGCGCATGATTTAGGTATCAACAACGCGTGCTATCTTTCAAAAGAAAAGATCCTTGATTTGATTATCGAAGCAGAAAGAAAGGCAGCAGGAGAAGACAAAGGGGGCGACAAGTAATGCAAAAAATACCGTACACATTCGATTTATTATTACCGACACTTTCGCCCGCTGCCACGATTGCGGTATATGAGGACTTACGCGCCGGACAAAATCAGATCTACAAGGGCAGGGCAATAAAAGCCCGCGACCTTACGGAATTATCAAGCCGCGAAGTTAAGCATATAGGCGTAAACGAGATAAACAACGCAGGAAGCGAAACAGTTATCGAAGTATTTGTTTATTAAGGCAAAAGCCGGAAAGGGTAAGAAATGAAAGTTATTGATTTTCTTAACATATTAGAGGGCGGCATACCAACCGTTAGGATCATAGACGCAAACGTTCCGGTAGATCATAACCGCGACAATTCCGGCGTTATGGCGTGCGCGTTTTTAGATAGCATTTTGAAAAATACGCATGAATGGGCGGCGTTTGAGAATTGCGAAGTCGTCCGCTTCTCCGTTTGCCACGAAGTATCACATAAAAGATATAAAGAATTAGGATTGATCCCGCCGTTTAGACCGGATCTAACGGCAGAATATGAGTTGTCAGAATTGCAGCAAAAGACATATTACGACATTTATATCGACGGATCAACGGCGGGGGACGGTTGGAAGAAATGAAGAAAAGAAAAAAGGTTAAAAGGGAGTTTGTAGACGTTGCCGGAATGTTGGTTTTTGAACATCACGCATATTTCAAAGACTATTTAGAAGCGCAGATCGGGGCGGGTTGGTATTTGATAAAGCGTTCGCTATTCGACGCAGGCTATACCGTTACAGAAGTAAACGCATACCGCGACGCGCTTTTGGAAGACTTCGACAAGATATGCAAAGAAAACGGCTTCGTCAAATACATATAGAGAAAGGGCGGCAGCATGAAAGATATAAAGGAAGAATGGTTTTACAGACCGATCCCGCCGTTTGAAGACTTCTTCGAGAAGATCGAAAAGGCGTTAGGCTTCAAACTGTTTATATGGCAAAAGACCTTTATTATAAACGGTTACTTCCGGCAATACGGGGAAACAACCGCGAGGATCTTAAAACGACTTACGGTTGATAATATCCCGATCGATCTTACACAAAGACCAAGGACGGCACGCGAGAAGATAGAAAACGAAGAACTTGTCAAGATCTACGAGAAATTGCAGGCGGCAGGCGTGCCGACGTGTCCGGTCTTCTTAACGAAGAAAGACAAAGAAAACTATTTCATCAAGCAAAGGGCAACCGGAAAGGGGTTATAAAATGGCGGACGTAGTTAAAAACGAAGTGATTAGGCTTGCAGATATTGAACTCGAAACGGCAATCGAGCGTTTCGGGCTTAATCATTCAAATCACGAAAGTTTCGCCGTACTACGCGAGGAAATAGACGAAGCGACAGAGGAAGCAAACAACGTCAATTATTTATCGACGCGGGTTTGGGATCTCACAAAGAAGAACGCTTCGCCGGAGATCCTACGGGAAACATACACAAATCTTTATAACGCAGCGATAGACCTTGCAACCGAAGCGATCCAATGCGCAGCAATGGCACGCAAAGGCATTATGTCAAATATAGAGATCTACAAGGAAGACAACAAGCAAAACGCCCTTGAAGCGGCAAAATGCGAGAAATGCGAAAAGGGCTTGTCGGCGGAATGTGTCGTTGACGGTTGCAAACATGAAGAAAGGGGCGGGGGAGAATGACAGAAGCAGAAAGAAAGCCACGCATAGAAGCGGAACTTTTGCGAATAGGCATAAAAAGCGAAGCAGACTTGCGCGAAGCGATACGAAAGTTGCCCGCGCTTAATATCGGGATAATGACCGACCCGATCAAGCACAAAGCAAGAAAGGGGGCGGGCATATATGGCGGATATGGCAGGCAACAAAATATTTGCGGTTGATTTCGACGGGACATTGTCGCAGGGCGTACTGTTTCCCGAAATAGGAGAACCAAACGAACCGCTTTTCAATATGTTGCAGCAGGAAAAGGCGAAAGGATCAAGGATCATTCTTTACACTTGCAGAACGGGCGCAGATCTAAAAGCGGCGGTCGCGTTTTGCAATAGTCGCGGGCTTCACTTCGACGCGGTAAACGAGAACTTGCCGGAACTTATAGCAGCATACGGCGGAGATACAAGGAAGATCAACGCCGACTATTATATCGACGACAAAAATTGTGTCTTTCCGACCGTTCCGGTCAAATTATGGAAACCGGACGAAGAAGCGGAAGCACTAAAGCCCGCCGGAGAATACGCAGACAAACCAACGTTATATTTCGGGGCTTAATAAACCACAAATAAACCACAAGGGAGATCAAAAGCAATGTATAAATCATTATTCAATTTAAGAAACTTCAAAAAGGGGCTTCGTCTTATAGAAGCAATCGCGAAGCAAAACAACGAACACGCCGTTGATTACGCTTGCGGCTATGCCGTTGCGACAATTAAGGCGCAGCGCAAGGGCGGCAGGATCACAAAGAACCAAGAAAAAGCCCTTGTCGATCTTGCTTATGAAACGGCAGACGAAACAATCGCGGAGATTTTAAAAGACGTTGAAGTGTCAAGCAAAGAAGATTTGAAAGTTTTAGATCTTGATTTAGAAGAAGCATAAATTAAAAGCCCGACGCAAGGCGGGAAACCAAAACGTCGGGCTTTCAAATAAACCACGGCTTTATTATAGCAGAAAGGCGGGAGAAATGCAAAAGGCGGGGCGGAAATATTACACGGAAAGGCAGGCAGAAGAACGGGCGCAGGAAATCGCCCGCGAAATGCTTAAAGACATTACAAATAAACTTTCAGAATTAACGCAAGGCTTCGTCCTTACGATAGAAAGAAACCGGAAGTTGACAGAAGAAGCGCGGATCGCGAAAGAGTCTTCCGAAAGACTTACACACGCGGTTATCTACTACGACGAAACCTTTAACAGATTACCGGAAGAAATGAAAGCGAAGTTTAAGGAGATCGGGAAAGGAGTAATAAAAGATTATGACTTACCGTATGAAAAATAAAAAAAGAAGACGTTACGGGAAAAGAACGGCGTCGGTCGGCTTCTTTGCCGTCCTTGTTGTGATCCTTGTTTTTATCCTTGAACTTTTGGGCGCGATCTTTTCAAAAGTGTTTATAAAAGACGCGTTCGCAGGAACGCCGACCGCCCCGACGTGGGAAAAAGTAGAAGTGCAGCAGCAAAAAGAAATGACAGATCCGGCAGCGGGCGAAACAAAAACAATCAAGTCCAATATAACGGACACAATAGAAAAGAAAGATCCGGTCTTCGTTCTTCTTCCCGTGAATATGCCGGAAGAAGACCAAAAGATCGTTTTTGAAATAGCAACAGAATACAACATAAGTTATTCGCTTGTAATGGCAATCATAGGACACGAAACAGAATTTACCAAGAACGCGAGATCATCAACGGGCGACAACGGATATATGCAAATTAACGATTGTAACGTTGAAGAAATGGCGCGCCGTGGTTTTACGGATCTTTACGACACACGGCACAACGTCAGCGCAGGTTGTTCTATTCTTGCGGATCTATTCAAAACATACGGCGACGACGAAGTCCATAAAGTCTTAATGGCTTACAACATGGGATCTTACGGAGCGTCGAAACTTTGGGATCAAGGCGTTACGTCTTCGGAGTATTCCCGCGAGATAGTGGCGCGCGAAAGAGAATATAGCGCATATATTGACGGCGTTTTAATGAATGAGTAAGAAAGGCGGGGCAATAAATGAGGTTACGAAAGAAAGATTTTGTCATATTCAAAGATTGGATAACCATATTACCAACTATTGAAATCAGAACGGACGACCCGCGCTATTTTCAAAAGACGGTAACGATTGCGTTTAGTTGGCTTATTTTTCATGCGAGATTATTTTTTATTGAAAAAGACAAATAGAGAGGGGCAGCAATGGGAGTTAGTGACGTTTGTATCAGAAAAGTAAACGGCGGTTATTGGCTATTGTGTCCCAAAGCAAAAATCATCAAAACAACCGAAACAATGATCTTTGTTTCTTGTGATAAGAAATTTTGTTTACGCAAGATAACGGCAGCAGGCAGCGGGGCAAATTATGAAGATAAAAGCAATTAACGGCATTATGTGGGCGGCGGATATTTTAGACGGTCGCCACGAATTTCCTACATTTAATAAGAAAGAACCCAAAGAACGCGCGCAGGAAGACCACACGGGCGCGGAATTTGAAAAGGTATTAAATAGGGCGTGCAAAGATTTAAACGCCCACAACGACGAAATAGACGCGGCAGCAGGCGCGTTTATTCTATATCAGAAATACAAGGGCGATCAGATCCGGCAGCAGGCGAAAGCCGACCGGACAAGTTAGTTTCTTCCTATATATAGAGGGGGGGACATATTAAGGCGACCTTGTAATGGGTATTAACATACCGTAAATATTACACAATATGCGATAGATAAAATATATATTATGCAATATGTAAAGGGTAAAGGATAGATAAATATATATTGCGTAATATGACATAGATAAAGGCGGGGTAATGTGAGAAGAAAAAAGTATTATGACGATTACGATTACGAAGAAGCATACAACGAGCAAATAGAGAAGTTGGAAGAAGCGGAAGCGGAGAGGATCGCAAAGAAAGGCAAGGGGGCAGGATATAGGACAACGACAACCGAAGCGGGGAAAATGATCGAAGTTGATATTTACCCGACCTTTAACGTTCGTCACGATATGCCCCGAACGAAAAGAAAGAGAGAAAGCAGACCAACACAAAAGAACCTTAACGACAAAAGGGCGCGAAGATATTTAAACCAATTAGCAAGCGCAAATTTTGGCAAGGGCGATTTGTGGGGGACGTTCACTTATAGAGCAGGCGAAGAACCGGAAAGCGTAGAAGACGCCGAAAAGAAATTCGGTAACTTTATACGCCGGATCAACCGCAGGAGAAAAAGAGCAGGCAAAGAAAATATTAAATATATCTACGTCACGGAATGGAGCAACGAACCGGACAAGGGTATTCGCTGCCACCACCACGCGATCATAAGCGGGGACGTTGACCGCGACGAAATAGAACAATTATGGTATCACGGCGACCGGACAGAAACAAAACGACTTGCACCCGATCCCGATACACATATCGCCGGACTTGTAAATTACATCACGAAAGACCCGAAAGGTAAGAAACGTTGGAAGACGTCGAAAGGGTTAAAGAAACCGACGATCACAAGATCATATAGCAAGTTTGGGAAAAACAAAGTCCGTAAAATGGCTTGCGATTATGTATTGCTTGAAACGGAGTTGAAGAAGAAATATAAAAACGCCCGATTTGTAGACGCTAAAGTTTATCAAAACGAAATCAATGGCGGGTTTTATATATACGCCCGAATGGTTCGGGATTGAAAGGGGAATAAGACAAAATGAAATTGCAAAACATGAAGCGGGGAGAAACGACGGAGCAGATTAAATTATTTAATTGGGCGAAGTCCTACGAAGACATTATCCCCGAATTGAAATTGCTTTATCACGTCCCGAATGAGGGAAAGAGATCACAAGCAGGCGGGCAGATCCTAAAGGCTGCCGGACTTAAAGCAGGAGTGCCGGACGTATGCTTGCCCGTGGCGCGCCGTGGCTTCAATTCCTTGTATATCGAAATGAAGTACGGAAATAACAAGCCGACAAAGGCACAAAAAGAATTTATGGACGCGCTTAAAAGCGAGGGCGCAAAAGTGGCGGTTTGCTATTCGACAGAAGAAGCCCGCGAAATGATCCGTTGGTATTTATCGCCCGCGGACGGCTTCAACCTTGTTAATTGTGAACACGCTTTTAGAACGGTCAAAGGGTGCGAGGGTGTAAACGTATCTTTCGCGCCTTGCGATAAATGCAAAAATCACATAGACGCCAAAGGCGGGAAAGGACAAACAAAATGTTGACTATCACAACCAACAAAGACGAGATCGCCGAGATTGCAGCAGGCGAAAAGAAAGAAAAGGCGTTGCCGCTTACGGACTTTTGGGAAAAGCGCATTATAAATCTTTTGGGCTTTTCAGAAAGCGACGCAAGAACAATCATTGACAATTTGCGCAAGGACAGAAAAGGAACGACCGACGCAGAAAGGGAAGTCCGGTTTACGGCAGGCGGAGCGGCAAGCGTAACCGTTTCGGCGTGCTTCAAGATCGGGCGATTAAACGACCTTGCGGCAGAAACCTTTATTTTATCAATCAAGAACGTTTTAGAGTCTTCCGGCATTGATCCGGTAAGCGTCGAAGCGGTAGAAGCGGAAGTCGTAGAAGATCCCGTCGAGGGTATGCCAACCGCGCCCGCGGTTAGAACCGTATCACAACACACGGGCTTTTGTAAGTATTGCAATCAAGCGCAAATGATCGAAGCACCGGACGGATTGAGCGCGGCAGACTATAACGAATTAGCAACCGACGCTTGTAGTTGCGACGAAGCGCAGCGGGAGCGCGAGAAGCGCGCCAAAATGGAAGCCGCCGGAATGTGGGCGAAGAATGTATTTTCACAGAGCGACGGACAGTTGCAATGTGTACTTTGTGCAATCCGCGCAACGTTTGACGGCAACGCCGATTACGTCACAATCAAGATCGGCAAGAATACACACAAGATCGACAGAGATAGCGACGGCATGATCCGCATTAAGACGACATACCGCGACAGTAACGAAGAAACATTTTAAGCAAAGGGGGAGCGTTTACGTTGGGGCGTTACTATATGGACGACGACGAAAAGAAAATAATACGTTCCATTGTGCGCCTTGACGATAAGCGCAGACGTGGAAAGTTAAAGCGACGCATAACAAACTTTGACAAAAAGGCAGCGGCAGCGATTGAAGCGGCGGAACGTGAAATTGATTTAGGCGGAGCAACCGGAGAAGCCCGCGACGAGTTAATGGCAAAGATCCGGCTTAACATCATAAGCGGGACAACGTGGGAGCGTATCGGCGAAACGTATTGCGGACGTGATACGTTTTACCGATATTCCCGCCGTTATCAATACTTGATCGCCCGATATATGGGATTGATTGAGGATTGCAGCAGGAAGAAGAAAGGCGGCGACTAATGGCGAAAGAATATGCTAAAGGCTTTTACAATTCGCCCGCATGGAAGAAGACACGCAAAGCATATTACGTTTATAAGCGCGGGCAATGTGAACGTTGCATGAAAGAGTTTGCAGCAGGCAAACGCAGGCTTGAAGATATAAACGTCGGGGTAATAGTCCACCACAAAGAATATATTACACCGGAGAACTTGAACGACTTGTCGATCGCTTTATCGTTCGACAATCTCGAATTGCTTTGCGAAGAACATCACAACAAAGAACACAAAAGCAAAACAAAACGATATAGTTTCGACGCGAACGGTCGCGTTATCGAAGCATAAAAAATATTTTTGAAAACATTTTTATAAAAAACATATTACACAAAGATTATTAAAGCATATTGCGCATTTTGTAGGGAATACACCCCCCGGGGGTCGTTAAAATCAAGCCACCAAAAGAACCGAGGGAGTGCCTTAAAAAAAACTCTACGCGTGCGCGTGCGCGATAGGGGGGTCAAAAATGGCGAAAGATACCACCAAAAAGAACGACAAAGAAAAAGATAACGGGACTTTGCAGGAGTTAAAAGAACTTTTGGAGATATACGAAAAGATCCCGACCGATCGCCGCAAGAAGATTTTAGAAACCGCAAAACGGGAAGCAGCGGGGGAGATCCTAACCGACGACGCTATCGAGAAAGAGCGAAAAGCACTTCAACGCTTCTTCGCCGGAGTCAAGGACAACCGCAAAAAGAAATTGATTGCCCGCAAGATCGAAGAAGTCGCGTTCCAAGCGGTATTGATCCGGCAGGCGAAAGAAAGTTTGATTGTCGAGGGTTTGCAAAAAGAGGTTGTCAACGGGTCGCAGCATTACCCGAAAGAAAACCCCGCCGTCGGTATCTACGACAAGAATTGCAGGGCATACCAAAGCAACATTGACAAGTTGATCGAATACTTACCACCGAAAGAAGAAAAGGCAAAGTCCGCGCTTGCAGCATTGCGCGACGAGTT